AACGCACCTACACTGCCCGATTACTTCGGACTCCAAGTGGCTCGTCAATGACCAAGGTCAAACGTAGCCAGCAAAGCTGAAGGTAGGATATCAGTGGGGACGTTCTCGGTGTGACGAGCATGTTCTTTGTCTCATTTGACTTAGACCCTTGTCCCGTGTCCTAAACTCACAGGGAGTTGACAGGGTATAGCTAATCGTGCAAGGGTTAGCTATGCCATGTGCAATTCAGCGCATGATTAATTAATACTTAAACTTAGGAGTTTTAACCATGAACAACGTAGAATTAATCGTAGAAAACCTAAACTTTGAATTAACAGCCGTAGGTAACTACCCGACCGATAAGGTTGTGCATCTAATGCGACAGCTGGCAGAAGCCGTATGGGACTTAGACGATGACCACTACTTAGTGGAAGCGTACCACCTCTTTGCTGAAGACTTCAGCCTAGCAGGGGAGTTTTACTAATGGCATACCAATTCGCAGTAGTGGTAGTACTTATGGTACTAGGTATATCTTTAAACATATTAGCGGTGGTAGCATTATGAAAGAACGCACTATAGAACACTATAAATACAAATCGTGGGAAATTACTAACTTCTGGGAAGATAAAGTAAATGACCATGGTTGGCCAGTAGACTCACCAATAATGTGGGTACTGTCACATGAGTACAGGAGTTGGCATCTAACTGTATGGAGTAATACAGATGATTTAATTAACTACTTATCTGTTACAGATAGGGAAGCTTCTAAGGCACTGAATAAAAAGATAAAGGAGAATGAAGAATGGCTAACGAGCAATGCGTAAAGATAAGTTGGAAGTTTAACGATGGCACTGACCATTATGAGCAATTATTTAATGGCGAAGATTCCATTGATAAATATATAAATATCTGGATAGATTTATATACAGATGATCGGGATTGCAATAACCCTTTGGATTATTGTGATTGGTTTGACATTAAACTAGTTAACTAACACTAAACCTTAGGAGGTTTAACCAATGAAAGTAATTCGATACCATAGTGACGAGGGTGTCCGTTCGGGAATCCTCACCAAGGTAGGGCGTAAGTGGATTTACGTTCTACTGATGGATATGCCGATGAGAGTTAAACGGCTACCAAAGGTAGAGCTACGCTACATCAAGGAGCTTGACTATCCATTGGAATTAGCCCAAAGTAGATTCCGCAATAGCATCTGCTTCAATGCTACGGCAGAACCAAGCAACGCAGTACTAGAAGCACTAAACTTAAATACTTAATCTTCGGAGATTAGAATGAAATCAACTCAACAAGCGCAACAAGCAATCGAGAACCTTAACAACCAAGTACTAGAGCTTATGGAGACGGCTGGCACTGACTGGCTCAAGCCGTGGACATCTAAGTTGGCTAAGGGTTTACCGCATAACTACTTCAACAAGCGTAACTACAACGGGGTTAACCTGTGGTTACTAGCCTGTCATGATTACAACTCAACGGCATGGGCTACCCGTAAGCAATGGGAGAAAGCTGGCTACACTGAGTTTGAGGGTGAACCTACGGTGGTGACTCTCATCAAGAAAACCAAGTCCGCCAAGCATAAGAATGAGCAGGGTGACCCAATACAGTACTGGCTACAGCGTCATTACTTCGTATTCAATAGCGATCAAGTGAAGGGTTTTCAGTTACCCGAAGGGTACACCACACCAGACCAGAATCATGCTTTGCATGGTAGCTGTGCTCTAGCCAACTCTATTGTTGAGGCAAGTGGTGCAGATGTCAGACACGGTGATACTAAGGCCTATTTCGTACCCTCTCAAGACTTCATAGGTATGCCCAATGCAGATGACTTCAAGAATCTTGATGGTTACTATGCAACACTACTGCATGAGCTAACTCATTGGACTGGACACAAGGAGAGGCTCAACCGATTCAAGTACCTTGATGGTGAGGGTGACCGTAGCCAGTACGCTTTTGAGGAGCTGGTCGCCGAGTTTGGTAGTGCTCAACTATGTGCCTTGACTGGTGCGACTAGTGGTGAGGTTAGAGAAGACCATGCCAAGTACCTTAACGGCTGGTTGAAAGCTCTTAGAGATAATCCTAAGTACTTACCACAAGCCATGGCACTGGCTAACAAGTCTACTCAATACCTACTTGACCTAGAAGCTGAGGCTTCAGCGAGTGAAGTAGCGTAGTACTCGACACCCTGAGCATGGTGTAAAACTGCTCACTATTAATACTAATATACAACTGGAGATATTGACATGGGTTCATACGATATTATTTATATTTGCATCTTTTGTTTAAGTGTGTTAATTTGGCTAATGCTTATTAGCTTGGCGATTAGTGTAGCTTATGATGTTATAGAGTCATTCATAGCTAGACGTAGATCTAAGCTTAAGCCTAGACAATACTTTATGAGGGATATTAAATGACTGAACAAGTTGATTGGATTATACAAGAAGAAGAGGAGGCTGAGTTACTTCAGCAATACGAGTGGCAACAATCATACGAGGACGCTCTTGATGAGATGTACTATATGTGATGTGCTGCTGAACGAATTCGAGAGTACTAAGAAGTATGCTCAATGGCATGAGTGTGCTGGCGAGTACCTTGATATTTGTTCTAAGTGTGAAAAGGAAATTAATCAAACAGTAAACTTTGTCGTGGACTTCAATGCCGCAATGCTTGACCACGACACAATAAGCGAGGAGGATTTGTATGATGGAACTTGAAGACCTTAGAGCAATGGGTAATATCTTAGGCAGGAATGCTTTAGAAAGTGCTGAGGTAAGTAAGGAGATTAAGTGGGTGCAAGACTGGGTTAACAGAAACCTATTACTTGCAGAACTTGATCGTAGTATATTAATTAATTCTGCAATCAAACATATACAGGAGGTTAGGTATAAACGTGAGTGATGTAGTAGTTAAACCAGAACACTATGAACGGTGGAACATAGAGCCAGTAACTTTTGTTATGACTAATGACATGGAGTTTTGGCGTGGCAATATAATTAAGTACGTATCTAGGGCTGGCTTCAAACAGTACGGTGATCTATCGTCAGCCGATTCAGAAGTGGTTGACTTGCAGAAAGCTATCCGCTACTGTGAGATGCGAATCAACCAGCTACAGCAAAAGGAGATAACCGATGCAAGATGATTTTGGCAATGAGTTACTTGATGTACAGGCTCAAGAAGAGTACCAACTGGCTTGGTGTTTAGCTGAGGCTGAGGATTATATCAAGAAGTATGGTGTTGAGAAGTTTCTAAGTGAACTACGCAAGAGGATAGAGCAATGAGAGAACCAAGTGACGACTGGCAAGACGAGTACCAATCTAAATTCTTAACTACAAGTGAGGAAGATATGTTACTAGATAAAGTAGATGAGTTAGTGTGCGATGACATACAGATGTTATTGATGGACGCTATGGCACCCAATGAGGGTTACAAGGGTAGGCATGATGACTTGTTAAAACTGCTTAGTCAGTGTGATGGCGGTGACTTCAGTGGCTTTGGTGAGTATCTATATCTTATGTTACTAGATCATGCAGGTGAAGAAGCAATGAGGTTACTAGACCTATGACAGATACAGTAAGTAAAGGTAGGCAGGTTGGCACCATGGTTTGTGATAGCTGTGGTGCTGACAGTGCTTGCAAGGTGTTCGAGCATGATGATGGTAAGCGTGATGCTTATTGTTTCAAGTGTGAGACATACCACCCACTAGATAGAACTAAGGAGAACGTAGTGCAAATACAATCTGTAAGGAGTGAACCTATGACACAAGATGTTAGGGTAGACATTGAAGGGCTACCAACAACTGACCTACCTGACAGGGGTATACGTAAAGAAGTAGCCGAACACTTCGGTGTTAAGGTTGCACTGTCGGAACGTGACGGCAAGACTGTCACACATCATTACTACCCTGATCGTAGGGGTGGTGACTTAGTTGGCTATGAAGTGCGTAAGATAGAGGGCAAGCAATTCTCCGCAATCGGCGACCGTAAGGGTGAGCTAGATTTGTGGGGACAACACAAGCTATCGGGTGGTAACAAGTTGTTTATCACTGAAGGGCGGTGTGATGCTATGGCTTTGCATCAAGCAATCATGGACAATCGACCAGCTAAGTACTCACAGTATGCACCATCGGTAGTGTCTATTACTAAGGGTGTCAGTCATGCAGTGAAAGACTTGATGGCTAATCGTGACTTCCTCGGTAAGTTTAAGGAAGTTATCTTATGCTTTGACCAAGACGATGCAGGGCGCAACGCTACCAAGCAAGTGCTCAAGGTATTCCCTCTGTTCAAGGTAGCCAACTACTCACTGAAAGATCCTAACGAGATGCTACTTGAGGGTAAGTCTAAAGAACTCTACTCGTCATGTGTCTTTGAAGCTAAGAACATTAGACAGGGTGAGGTGGTAGATGTAGAGGACATACTAACCAAGTGTATGGAACGACCTAAGATGGGTATACCATTCCCTTGGCGTACTGTTACTAAGGCTACCTTTGGTATCAGACCTCACACTATCCATGTTGTAGCTGCTGCACCTAAGATTGGTAAGACTGACTGGCAGCATCAACTGGTGCACCACTTAGTATTTAACGAAGATGAGAAGGTTGGCATGTTTGACCTAGAGAATAGTCCAGTGCGTACCGCTAAGAAGTTAGCTAGTAAGGAGGCGCAGCTTGACTTCACTAGACCTGACAAGGACTACGATGACCAGCTACTGCATGACTCTTTAGTAGCATTGCAAGGTAAGGTTAGGTTCTATGATCGTGGGGCTTCAAGGGATTGGCAAGACATACGGGTAGCCATTGAAGAGATGCACCTGATAGATGGCATTAACATCTTTATGATTGACCCTATCACTGCATTGATTAGTAGGTATACATCTAGTGAGGCTAACGACAAGCTCAATGAGATATGTACTGACATGGCTGATCTAGTCAACAGCTACCCCATTACATTGTTCTGCTTCTCTCACGTTAACCCTAAGCCTAAGACAAGTAAGCCACATGAGGAAGGTGGTAAGGTATACAGTAGCGAGATGACAGGCAGTCGTGCCATGGAGAAGTGGTTTCACTATGGTCATGGTATATCTCGTAACCGTACTGATGAGTGTCCTATTGATGAGAAGAACATGAGTAAGTTTTATATGTTATTCGATAGAGAGTATGGACAATCTTATAACTGTGATGTATACTTCGATGAAGATAAGGTAACTTACTTAGAACCTAGGGGAGTCTTTGGATAATGACTGACTACGTAATTGATATTGAGACTGATGGTATTGATGCTACTAAGATACATTGTATGTCAATACATGATGGTAACAAGATTAATACACTAGTTACCTATGCAGATATGCAGGTGTTCATAGCCAACCTTGATAGTAATGATCGTATCATTGGTCATAACTTCATACGCTATGATGCACCTATCATTGAACGCATCTTAAATACTAACCTACCTTGTGAGATTGTAGATACCTTGGCATTGTCTTGGTATCTATATCCTAATCGTACATGGTCACATGGTTTAGAGAAGTGGGGTGAAGACCTTGGCATAGCTAAGCCTGAGATTAATGATTGGGAGAACTTAACCATAGAAGAGTACTCACATAGATGCGAGGAAGATGTGCGTATCAATACTAAACTGTGGTTAGGTTTCAATAGTTACCTTGAACAACTATACGATGGTAAGACTGAACGTATACTTAAATACCTTTCACTGAAGATGAAGTGCGCCATGTTACAAGAGCGAAGCAAGTGGAAGTTAGATGTTGATAAGGCTCAAGCATTACTTGAAGAGCTGACAACTGAGTATGACAAGTCTTACGACAGGTTGTTTAAGGTAATGCCACAAGTACCTAAGTATGTTGACCGTAAACGACCAGCTAGTATGTATAAGAAAGATGGTACGTTATCTACTGCAGGTCAACGATGGTACGACCTATGCGCTTCACATGGTTATGACTATACTAAACATGAAGAATCTATTAAGGTAATAGCTAAATGGGTTGACCCTAACCCTACCTCAATGGTTCAGATTAAAGCGTGGTTAACTGATTTAGAGTGGAAGCCTGACACGTATGATACTAACCCCAAGGGTGATCGCATACCTTTGGTTAAGTTAAAGGACGGTACGTTATCTAAATCAGTAGAGGCTATGATAACTAAGCACCCTTACTTAGAAGAGCTGGCTACCATGACAGTGGTTAAGAGCAGGATAAGTGTAGTTAATAATCTACTTAAGGCGGCTGATGCCAAGGGGTTTGTTACAGCACAGGTGCATGGCTTCACTAACACGCTAAGGTTTAGGCATAGGGTGTGTGTTAATATACCATCACCACGTAAGCCATACGGTAAAGAGATACGTGCATTGTTTACAGTGCGTAAGCCTGACCATGTGCTATGTGGTAGTGATATGTCCAGTCTTGAGGATAGAACTAAGCAACACTACATGTGGGGTTATGATCCTGAGTACGTTAAAGAGATGATGACTGAGGACTTTGACCCACACCTTGACTTGGCTTTGTCTGCTGGTGCTGTTACACCTGAGCAAGTTGCAGAGTATAAGGCTGGCAACCATACGCCAGAGGTGACACAAGTGCGTCACAACTACAAGGGTGGTAACTATGCTTGCACCTATGGGGCTGGTGTGCTTACGTTATCTAGGCAACTAGGTATTACTGAGTCAGAAGCTAGTAAGATACACAGGGCATATTGGTCACGTAACTGGTCAGTTAAATCTATTGCTGAAGATGCTATCATTAAATCAGTTAAGAACATTAAGAAAGAAGACAACACTTGGTTATACAATCCTGTTAGTAAGCTTTACTATTACTTAAAAGCTGACAAGGACAGGTTCAGTACACTTAATCAAGGTACTGGTGTGTTCTGCTTTGATGTTTGGATTGCTGGTATACTACGTAAACGACCACAACTAACCGCCCAGTTTCACGATGAGATAATCTTAGAGTGTAAGCAGGGTACTGAACAAGAAGTAACTAACCTACTAAAGGAGTCTGTACATGAGGTAAACAAGAAACTTAAGCTCAACCGTGAGCTAGATTGTGACATTCAATTTGGAAAAGACTATTCCAATATACATTAATATGTGTTATACTATTTATCCGATTCAATAAGGAGATTTACATGGCTTTAAAACGTAGAAGTACTATACCTGAAACCAAAACCAACAATGACAATGTTGAGTACACCAACCTAGAAGCTGGCGAACATGAGGGTAGATTAGTTTATGTAGCAGACTTGGGCTTGCAAGAGCGTGAGTACATGGGCGAATCAAAACCACCTGCTCAACAACTTTCACTAGGTATCGAGATCATTGGTCAAACAGTAAGCATTGATAACAAGGAAGTACCACGCATCTTATGGACTAAGCCTTTCAATGTATTCTACACTCTTACTGAGAAAGGCAATGAGATGAAATACTTTAGTGTCTTTGATGCATCTGCTCAAGAGGGTAGTGTAGCTGACTGGGATTCTGTACTTGGTTTACCCTGTAATGTAGTAATTAAACATACCAAAGGTAAGGGTGAGAACTCTAACCGAGTGTATGATAACATCTCTAACCTAACACCTATACCTGCTAAGTATCAAGAGGGTGTGGGTGCTGCACTTACTACTGACATGGCAGTTGGTGATGCTGATGACGAGAACAATGCGGCAACTAAAGCATTGTTTGGTTTAGCTAAGTTTGTATTTGATAAGCGTATCAATGAGAACAAACCTAAGCTATCTGTTGTTAAGGAATCAGTATCAGATGAGGACGATGACTTTGAAGACGATATCCCATTCTAAACTGCTGATTGATGGTGACCCTATCGTATACCGCATAGGGTTTGCCTGTCAGACTACCGATAAAGAAACAGGGTTGGTTGAGGCTGACCCTGTATCTCACACACTGCATAGCTGCAAACAGTTTGTTAATCAATTACTTAAGGATACTGGTGTATCCAAGTATAAGATATACCTAACGGGTAAGGGTAACTACCGTCACAAGATACGTGATGACTACAAGGCTAACCGCAAGTCAAAGGGTAAGCCTGTTCACTATGACCTTATTCGTGACTACCTAGTTGAGAGATACTCTGCTCAAGTGGTAGAGGGTATGGAGGCTGATGACGCACTAGGTCTTGCCCAAACTGATAGTACAATTATATCAACCATTGATAAAGATTTACTTATGGTTGAAGGGTTGCACTACAACTACGGCAAGCAAGAGTGGACAACTGTTACTGCTGATGAGGGAACTTACTTCTTCTACAAGCAGATGCTTACAGGTGATCGAGTAGATAACATAACAGGTATCCGTGGCATTGGTGAAAAGAAAGCTGCAAAGTTATTAGATGCAACTAAGCGTGACAAGTGGGACGATTTAATTATCGACATGTACATGCAAGAGTTTGACAATGGCTTTGATCGAGCAGTAGAAAACTCACAGCTACTATGGATACTACAACGAGGCAAGGACATGCCTATTAGGTTCGTTAATGAGTAAGCGCAATAAGAAACACAAAGATACAATATACCGCAGTGGTCTTGAAAGCGTACTAGCTCATGGACTTAAAGGTTACAACTTTGAGTACGAACCTTTCAGCGTACCGTATACTACTCATCGTAAGTATACACCTGACTTTGTAAGAGGTAAGTTTCTTATTGAGGCTAAGGGTTTCTTTAGGGCTGGTGATACAATGAAATACAAAGCTATCCGAGATAGTATAGATGGTGAGTTAATCTTTGTATTGTCAGACCCCTATAAGAAAGTACGTAAGGGAAGTAAGATGTGTATGGGGCAGTGGTGTGAGAAAGAAGGCTTGGCTTACTTCACTGTTACTGAGATTGAAGAGTTAGTTAATTACATACAGGAGAAAGAAGATGAAGATAATAGTGATACCTGATTGTCAAGTTAAACCTAACACACCCACGTCACACTTAGAGTGGGCAGGTAAGTACATAGCAGAAAAGAAGCCCGATGTTATTGTTAACATTGGTGACTTCTGGGATATGCCTAGCCTGTCATGCTATGATAAAGGTAAGAAAGACTTCGAGGGTAGACGGTATAAGAAAGATGTAGAGGCTGGTAACGCTGCAATGGATTTACTTCTAGCACCAATAAAGAAAGAGTCCAACAAGCGTGGCAGTAAATGGAAGCCTAGATTAGTTTACACAATGGGTAACCATGAACAGCGTATTGATCGTGCAGTAGAGAACGATGCAATACTTGAAGATGTCATAAGCTATGATGATTTGAACCTGATAGACTGGGAAGTACATGACTTCTTACAACCTGTTGTGATAGGGGGTGTCGCCTTTGCCCACTACTTTACAAGCGGAATAATGGGAAGACCTGTATCCAGTGCTAGGGCTTTGTTATCTAAACGTATGATGTCGTGTGTAATGGGTCACGTGCAAGATCGTGACATTGCATACGGTAAGCGTGCAGATAATGTAAACCTTACTGGGTTGTTTGCTGGCATATTCTACCAACACAATGAAAAGTATCTAGGCGCGCAGAACAATAGTAGCTGGCGTGGTATTTGGGTGCTGAATGAAGTTAAGAGTGGTGGCTTTGATGAGTTACCTGTTAGCCTTAACTACCTGAAAGAAAGGTACGGTAAGTAATATGTTTGATAGAGATAGCGATGGAGCTTTGTTGGTTCTTGGGTACCCCCTCTTCGGAGGGTGGCTACCTTACATAGGATTTATAACCTTTTACATTAATGAAGATGAGGACGATCTACTACGCTGCTTTATGATAGAGTGGTTCTGTAGAAGTCTTATCTTTACTAGGAGTAGTAAACAATGACCTGTCAAATACTGACACCCAAGTCTACATATACAGTAGACTATCCACAAGCATTAGAGTACACAAAGTCACAAGAGAGTATCTTCTGGACAGCAGATGAGATTGAGATGGAGAAAGACATACATGATCTCAAGACAAAGCTAACAGAAACAGAACTGCATGGTGTAACTACTGTGCTTAAGTTGTTCACACTGTATGAGCTGCATGTGGGTAACGAGTATTGGTTAGACTATGTTCGTAAGACATTCCCTCGCCCTGAGATACAGCGTATGGCTAGCTTGTTTGGTATGTTCGAGCTGAACGTACACGCTCCCTTCTATGACAAGTTGAATGAGGTAATGGGTTTAAAGACAGATGAATTCTATGAGTCATACACAAAGGACAAGGTGTTGAAAGACCGTATGGCATGGATTGATAGACAGTTTAAAGTTGATGACCCACTACTGATTACTGCTATGGGTAGTATCACAGAAGGTGCAATCCTTTACAGTAACTTTGCTTTCCTCAAGCACTTCCAAGCAGAAGGTAAGAACAAGCTAATGAACATGACTGCTGGTATCAACTTCTCTGTACGAGATGAGAACCTACATAGTGCAGCAGGCGCGTGGTTGTATAAGAAGTTACTAGAAGAAGAGAAGCCAGATGCTGATCGTATGGGTAGAGTGTTAAGTAAGATTAAACGTACCTGTCGTCAGATACTAGAACATGAGTCACGCATCATTGATATGATATTCGAGAAGGGTACTATCAAGGGTATCACTGATGTGCAGATGAAGAACTTTATTAAGTCTCGTCTCAATCTATGCCTAGAACAACTAGACATACACCCAATGTTCGAGGTAGAATATGACCCTATTAGTCAGTGGTTCTACAAGAACATTAACAGCGGTACGCTACATGACTTCTTTGCAAAGCAAGGTAACAACTACAGCCGAGACTGGGTAGAGGGTGGATTCTCATGGTAAAAGAAAGATCAATATACGAGGAGCTTGGGGAAGAGCGTAAGCTTTTACAGGCAGAGGGTAAGTTACCTATGTGGGTAACAACTGCATCGTGGCAAATACTTAAAGACAAATACACAACTGATAAGTACCCTGACCTGTACTCAATTTATAAACGTATATCAACCACTGCTGCAAAGCACATGGAAGATGAAGAGCATTGGCAGAAGATGTTCTTTAACCTAATGTGGAATGGTTGGTTAGCTTGTTCAACACCCGTGCTAGCTAACATGGGTACTAACAGAGGTTGTCCTGTATCATGCAGTGGTGGCTACGTAGGAGATGGTGTCTATGAGTTTTATGACGCACAGAGAGAGGCTGCAGTCCTTAGCAAGAATGGTTTCGGAACTTCAGCTTACCTTGGAGCTATACGAGAGCGAGGTAGTGTTATCTCAAGCGGAGGATTGGCAAGTGGAATACTGCCAGTACTTCGAGACTTTGTCCAGCTTAGTCGCGATGTATCACAAGGAAACACACGAAGAGGTGCATGGGCAGGGTATGTTGAACTAGACCATGGAGACTTCTGGGAGATTGCTGACCACTTAGTTAACCACCCTGACGATTGTAACTTAGGTTGGATTGTAAGTAATGAGTTTATTGATAAGCTAGACAAGGGTGACGAGGACGCAGTCAACCGCTATCAACGAGCTATGAAAGTTAAGATGGTTACAGGTAAGGGTTACTTCTTCTTCATAGATAAAGTCAATGGTGCTAACCCCCCTATGTACGCAGAGCATGGCTTGTCAGTTAAAGCAAGTAACTTGTGCACTGAGATTACATTACACAGTGATGAGTTTCATACGTTTACTTGTGTCTTATCGTCAATGAACCTAGCTAAGTATGATGAGTGGGCTGATACCGATGCAGTGCAAACTGCTATTGTATTCTTAGACTGTGTAGCCGAAGAGTTTATTCAACAAGGCAGAGGTATCAAGGGTATTGAGAAAGCAGTAAGGGCTACTGAGTATGGTCGTGCGTTAGGTTTAGGCACACTAGGCTTTCATACGTACTTACAGCAGAACATGATTGACATTGAAAGCTTTGAAGCATACAACATTAATCAGAATATGTTTAAGGTAATTCAGAAGCAAGCCAGAGGTGCTAGCCAATGGTTAGCTAAGACTAAGGGTGAGCCTAAGTGGTGTAAGGGACATGGTGTACGCAACACACACCTGTTAGCAGTAGCACCAAATAGCTCAAGCGCGTTGATATGTGGTTCTGTATCACAAGGCATTGAGCCAGTGTATAAGAACGTATTCGTACAGGGTAGCCCTGCTGGGGAGATTAACCGTATTAACCCTGTCCTAGTGGATCTGATGAAGTCTAAGGGTGTATACAGTGACGAGACAATCAATCAGATTATCAAGGACAATGGTTCAGTACAGCTAGTCGATTGGCTAACTGATGAAGAGAAGGCTGTGTTCAAGACTAGCTTTGAGATTAACCAAGAAGTGTTAGTCAGACTGGCTAGTGCAAGGCAGCGTTATATCTGCCAAGCACAATCACTAAACTTGTTCTTCCCTAGTGATGTACCTGAAGCAGAGATTAGCCGTATACACAAGCTCGCGTTCAAAGATAAATACATAAAATCATTGTACTATCTAAGAAGCGAGGCAGGTGTACGTGGCAGCAGTGGTGAATGTGTAGCATGTGAGGGTTAGTTATTACCGTGTAGTATCTTTCTTAAACTCTTTGGTTAAGTTATCTTCTAGCCCTCCATATAGGTAGGCCTTAAGAAACTTACCAAAGGCTGGAAAGTCTTTCATAGTTTCTTCTAACAAACCTTCAGGAGGCATATCCCCTGTTTGTGCGTACTTGAAGAGAGTAGCTAAGTCTGATACAGTGTTATCAATAATAACTGTAGGTGGCATGATTAGATTACCTAACACTTCACCAGTCTTACCACTACCTACTGCTTTATCTAAGTTGTATCTACTAGCAAATCCCATGGCTAATAATCTATTAAGCATTTCATCAGGTATGTCCTTAGGGTCATAACCTTCGCCAAGTATGAAGTCTTGAACTTCAGTCATGTTAGCACCTAGTAACGGTGGTATTGTTGCAAACATAGCAAGGTTCTTTGCAGCTCCAAGTTTCTTACCTTGCTTCCATTTAGTACGTATGTTATCTTTAACCAAACCTAACTGACGTAAACCAAAAGTCTTAAGTGTATAAAGTAGTCTACCATTCTCCATGATAGCGTATTGATAAGGGACTTCTGACATGGATATAGGTTGAGCATCAGCTAACTCATTAAATACATAGAGTTTTACTCTCTCGCTAATCCTACCTTCATTTAAGTCTTTGAGGAATAAATCATATTCGTCACCAAAAGCACTTTTATATTTAAGCTCAATGTCATTACCAGCTTTAGGATTCTTAGCAATCTTACGTGCTTTCTGATAAGCAGCGTTCATTAATGTTTCTTTACCTAACCTATCAGCAAATCTAAAACCTGTATATTTAAACAGGTTATGCAAACCTTTACTAAAGTCATTAACAGTAGATAATTCTGCAGTTAAGTAATCATCTAACCCAAAGTCTTTAATCCTTAATGGCTTATTCATATTAAAGAACTGACCAAATGCATTAGCCATACCTTGCGTAGTAGCCGTAATACCTAAGTCAGGTATCTGATTTAATGCAGAGAACGGATTACCAATAGTAAACATATAGTTACCTGTTCTATAACCTTGGAAGAACTTTGAAGGTGACTTCTTAGGTGCTTCAAACCTAGCAGAGAGTAACTTACCTAAATCAGATTGACCTGCATTATTAATCTGACCTTTTGCTAGTAACTTGTCAGTCATTGAGCCTATAGAACTACCATAGTCTATCTCAAGACCATCATCTGTGTATTTAACTTTACCACCAGCATTACTAAAGAACTTAGCTTCTTCAAGTTTATCTACTGATCTTACTACATAAGATTGTAATGCAAGCATATCATCTTCATAGAACTCACTTAAGTCTTCAGTTACTTTAGGTATGGTACGTGACTTGGTAAAACTTAAACCACCTTTGCCTGTGTTAACAGAGTAACCTCTTAAAGTATTGTTTATAACTTCTTCTCTTTGAGATTCAGTTAAAGTATCAACGCTTTTACCTAGCGCAGACGCAGCTCTACGTAACTGTACTTGTATAATACCTTGAATAGGTCTACCTAATTTATCTAATAAACCATCTAAGTCTTTAACTTTACGAGGGTAGTAGTTTTCAACCCTGTTAACTTTAACACCTATACCTTCTAACTCTTGAGCTGTACCTTCTAAAGTATTACGAAGTTTAGTTACAGCTTCTTCAGGTGTGTATACTTCTGGTTTAAACTTACTACCTACTTTTATATTACCATGTCTATTTAAGACTTTAATAACTGAATCGTATTCACCATTCTTTAAGTAAAGACCTACCTCTTTTCTCTCTGACTTAGTTAAACCACCAATAGCTTTCTTACTAATAGCAGTCATAAAAGGTCTAAGCTCTAAAAGCTTTTGATGCTTTCGTATATGACCGTTCATATCATGCTCTCTAAGTCTTATCTTTAAGTCACCATTAATTCTACCTACTCTATCAGATATAGTTTCAAGGTAATCAGCTGCCCATTTACCTCTTTTATAATTAACAGGGTCTGTTACTTCTTGAGTAGTTTCTAGTAAGACTCTAGCTTCTTCAGCACTTGCAGGTACGATAGGTTTACGTTCAGCTATAGCAACACCAGCATTTATAGTCTCTTCATCTAAACCTAAGTCATCACTTATAAACTTTCTTAAGTCTTTATTAGGCACACCAGCAGACACAGCTTTTGCTGCAGACAAGCTAATGTTGTCAACCATATCGTTTGATGCATTTACAACCTTCGTATCTTTCTTAGCTTTTCTATATTGTGAAAACTTATTAACAGCTTTAGTTATACCACCTGCTAACGTAGCTTCTATAACACCATCTACAATTACAGATTTAGCATCAGTTATCCTACCTTCAGCTGCCATTTGTTCAGCTGCAGTGGTTTCTGCACCTAGTACGCCACCTACTGCTGCAGCTTGTAGTGGTTTAGTTACATTTAAGAACGGTAAATTACTTGGTGTAAGGATATAATTAGCCATAGCACCAGCAGTTGTTAAACCACTTTCTCTACCTTGTTGACTTAAACTATACAGCTCAGGATAGTCTTGTTGTAGTTTAATTTCATCTGCTTGTTTAAGAATCTCTAATCTCTCATCAGGGTCAGCTGCTAAGAAGTCTTCACCATATAATTCCGTAGGGCTTTTGTAACCTTCAGTTGTTAGTTGCCCCATAGGAAACCTAGACTCTAACCACATAGCCCAGTTACCTACATCTGTCTTCTTCTTAGCATAGCCATAAGAAAGCTCTTCCCAATTTGATATATTCTCAAACGGGTCACTCTCTGCTTGAATAGACCTTTGTTGCTGCAAGTATTCAGTTAATGAAGAGGCAGCTTCTGTATCACCAGCTTCATGTGCGTTTACTAAAGCTTGTTCAATTTCTTGTACTGTGTAAGACATAAATTACCTTTATAAATACTGTTTCGCATAACCTTTAGCAACTTCATTAGTTTCTGTAACTGCATCTATCTTACTTGTATCTTGTTCTGTAGTTGTTGCTGTGGGAGCAAATAATTGAAGCACATTACCTTCATCTCTTTTAAGCTGATTAGACTCTTCTAAGTCTGCTATAATTTGGTCATATCGCGTTATTGCAGTTGCGTCCTTCCATGCTTGAGTATCACCTAAGTCTTCTTCTCGTTCTCTATACTCTTGAGCTATTAATGCACCTACACCATCATCAATAAGCTTGTAACCTCGGTCTTTTAATCTTCTATTAGCCATTAGTACATCTTGCTCTGATACATTCTTAACAGACCTTTCACCTGCTTTCTTAGCAGCAGCTAACTCAGCGGCAATCCCAGACCTACCTGCACCAAATAACTGATAACCAAACGAACGGGTTTCATCATCTTCAGATAACATAGCTTTAGTACCTAGGTCTATAAGCTCTTGGTTACTAGCACCTTTTAATTGTTCTAAGAAAGCTGCCCTGTTAACTTCACGTTGTTCTAACTCTAACTCTCTGGAGTCTTCTTTACCTGTTAGTTTACGAGCAGCTTGTCCTAGTAGCATACCTACGCCTATTTGTCCACCACTTAAACCTAAGCTTTGACCAAACCGTAACATGTCCATTGTCTCTTCACGTTTAGCTTGCTTAAGCTCTTGGGCTGTCATGCCAAATAGACCTGATTGATAATCAGACTGTGCCTTTAATGCTTCCTCTTCCTCTTGTTGAACAGAGGCTATATTCAGTATATTTCTAATTGCCATTGTCTAATCCTCTACTGCTGTAAACCATAGTATGTAGCACCTGCCATTACAGCAGTATCAAACAAACCACCACTCTTAGGTTGTTGTTGATACATAGAACCTGCCATAGCTCTTGCACGTGCTTCTTCAAACCCAGTACCTTGACCTGCAATAGTACGTTCAATCTCACCAATAGTACCAGCTGTACCAAACATACCAGTAAACCCAGTACCAAGGTTTTGTAAGTATTGTTGCCTAGCGGTATCTCTAGCTTGATAACCTTGAAGAGCTTCACCAAATAACTGATCCTGCTCTTGCATAGCTTGTGACCTAGTAGAAGCAGCCAGCTCACCTAAGGTTTGAGACTGCGCCCTAGCTAAACCAAAGGCATCAGGATTAACCATGCCTCCACCTGTGCCAGCCCCTGCTGCACCACCAGATAGCATTAGACCCATGCGACCAGAACCAAACAAGTCTGATTGTAGTTGCTGTCGTTGTTGTGCAAACGCTGGCTCTAATAAAGCAGATTGCTCTGCAAACATTTGCTGTTGTGCAGCACGAGGGTCATAACCAAATTGGAATTGTTCAGGTCGCTGTTGTATCTGTTCTAAGTATTGTGGAAATAAACCAGAAGTAGCTGCCAAGCTTTGTGCTTGTAATGCCTGTAACTCAGGTGATAATTCAATACCTATATTAAAACTGTCACCTTCTTTAGTACCAGTAGCTGTACCTTGACTTGTCTTGTAAGTAAAGGGTTGAAACTGTGCACCACCCATAGACTTCATCTTAGGTGCTTTACCACCTAAAACACTACTAACCGCCTTACCCATTGTTTATCTCCTTAATCCATACCTGACGATACAAACCATCTAGGCAATGTTCTGTGCTAAAGTAATTAAATCCGTACATCTCTAAGAATTTCCTATGTTTGTTATCGTCTATATCATGTAGTGCGTATATAGCTTTATAAGTATTTACTAAACTATCTAAAGCTGTATGTATCTCTTTCTTTGTTGTCTTGTCCCATTTAAGCACATCGACATGCCCAAATACTTTATCGTTATACCACTCTATGTAGGCTTCAAACCTATCTGTAGTAAATACAGGTATCTTACCTTCTATGCTGTGCGCTTCCACATATATACCGTAATGTATGGTTGTAGGTTAGCGTTAGTACCATCACCAGTACCTTGGCTACCAGTAGTGCCAGATACACTGTGAGTATGCGTAGGCGCTGTACTTGTTAAACCAATAGTTGCGCTTCCTCCGTCTACACCTGTATTCTGAGTGGCAGAGCGCGAACCAGGGTCGTATCCTCTGGCTGGGACATTAGTTGCAGACAATGAAGTAGCACTATTACCATTTACATCATGACTAAAGTGAGTGTGCGCCCCTCCTGCTCCTGTAGTAGCATTAAAGCTATGAGTGTGAGCTAGGTTAGCTTGGTTAGCACTACCGCCAGTTTCTTCTAGTGTATTAAATGCTGCGTTACCACTATCTAAACCTACTAGTACACGACCAGCAGCATAGGCTGTCCATGTACCAAAGCCTAGTAAGGTAGCTGGGTTAGTAGATACAGCAGCATTACTATAGATAGAACCTACTGGATATACAGCAGCCATAGCAGCTTGTACGAAAGCAGTGGTAGATATTTGTGTACTGTCCGTACCAAAACTAGCTGTAGGTGCAGTTGGTGTACCTGTAAGTGCAGCATTATTCTTATCTGCTTTACTATTTACAGCAGTTTGTAGTGCTTCAAACTCGTCATCAATCTCTGTACCTTTGACAATCTTATTAGCATTGCCAGTAGCCAGTGCATCTTTAGCTGCAAAGTCTGTAGTTTTAGAATAGTTACTCATTATATAATCCTGCCTTGTTTAGCGTAAACGTCTAGTTTCTGCACACTTAATTGTGCGCCATCAATATGTGATTCAATACCAATCTGTATTATGTCGCCTGAGCCAGATACTTGTGAAGATAATCTATCTAGTGATACACCTAAGTTGTATTCAGCTATAGTAGCTGCATTGTCGCCATACTCTGCTGTACCATACTCTGATATGTTAATCTCTTTTAATGTAAACGGTGTACTAAAGTAAGAGGTCTGATAGTCATAGCCAACCTTTAATGTAAAGTCTTGTCCTGAACTACCTATAGCTGTAACACTTGCTTTCTTTAGAATCTTATTTATATTAGGAATCTCTAAGTCAAAGTGATTAGTAAAGTAAGACATAAGATAACTATTACCATTGTCCTGATAACCTATATACTCTGCTATACCATCTGCTTGTGTTAAGTATAGTGCTTTAGCTTTAGGGTCATAAACATAATCGGTATGGTCTAAGTTATTCCATGTTGTTACACGAAGTGAAGCATCTTCAAGTGTACCTTTAGTATCAAATACAAACTGTGTCTTTGCGTCAGGTAAGCTAATTAAATAGAAAGCTTCTTCAGGAAAGTATGTTGACTTAATTAAATCAAAGTCATCTTCTCTATTTACAATGTCCATGAATGTATCTCGTACATTCTTAGACAAATCATTTAGTGGTTGTGACTTTTCTTGTATGACACGACCTAACGAACGTAAGCCAGTGGCTGATAAGAATACTACATCACTGCCATTATTCTGTATACTACCTTTTGCTATACAACCTACACCACTAATAACTTCTACTAGTCGTAGTGTGTTTACATCAAAGCTACCTTGAAAGCTATCTTGGTCAGCATAAATAATAATGTTATTACGACAGAATACAATTAGGTAACCATTGTGTTCAGCAAGCCCTGTAATCACATCAGAGCCTTTAGGTAAAACACCTGCTATGTTGAGACTACCTGCACTACCAGAACCCCACTTAGCTCCATTGAGGAGGTCTGAGAAGAATACAGTAGTCTTGTTAGTGGGTGTGTCAGCAGCCCATAACCTACCAAACGCAGACATAACTATGCTAGCTAGTGGTGCTGTACCGTTATAGTCAGCATGGTTTTCTATTGCCTCAAACTCATCTGCCGTAGATTCGTTAGTGTAGTATAGTGGCTTGTAACCGCCTTGAAAGAAGTAAGCTCTATCATTTAAAGTTACTGCTTCCCAATTACCATCACTTAATGTGTCAGTGGTAGTTACAGTTAAGGCACTAAGCGTAGTAAAACCTTTATAGAAACCTGTAGCGTTCCACGAGATTATATTCTTAGCATCAGTAACATCTATAAATGGGTGCATACCTAAAAGGTTAAGACCGGTACCACCACTAGTAGTACGATATATCCAACCTTTACGAGCACCTAGTCTACCAAACTCATCTATGACGCAGTTGTTAGCCTCCAGTGCAAATCTTGGGTCATTAGCTACAGAGCTTTCCTGTGTATTCAAACCTAAGAAAGCAGGAGCTACTAGTGATGCTGTTACTAAAGGTTTTGCCATTATGCTGTACTCACTAGGAATGGTGTTTCTTCAAAGGTTAGTATACATGATACGCCTGTAGAACCTGCATCACCTGTAATCTCATAACCAGATTCTAGCATTACATAACCACCATCAGTTTCTAATTGTATATATTCACCTGAGCTTAAAGACTTAGAACCTATAACTGTAATGGTAGAACCATTCTCAATCTTTATATGTACGTTACTAATTGTAGAACCTGTACCATTTGATACAAATGCTAGTACCCACTTTGCTCTAGTATTAGGTGGTACTGTATATAGAACATCATTAGTTGTAGGTAAGTTATCAATCAGTATAGTCTTAGCTTTCATACCAGATTGTCTCCTCTGGGTATTTAGCAGCGTCTAAACTAATAAAGTCATTTAGTGAAGTAGTAGCTCTAGCATAAGCAGATACTGGGTTAACACCCCCATCTTCACCACGTTCTTCTACAGCCATAGCGTATGTTAATAACTCTATAGGTTTAGTAGGTATAAGAATAGTGTCTGTGTCTTCAGTTAAATCATCTGTACGTTGGACTACATTAAACCTTAGCTCGTATACACCATCAGGTATTGGATACACATCTACTAACGTGTCACCATCTGCACTAATACCATTAAAGTTATAGTAGTATGGTGCACCTCTTTGTGGTGTACTGTTTAAGAATAATTCATTAAAGTGATGTGAACTTTTGTGCTTCATAAATACATCATCAGTGTCGTTAATAACATCAAGTATAGTAAGCCTATTAAGCGTACCATTTAACTCATAGTTAAACACAGTTGACGATGTAGTCACTGTTAAAGTGTTACGTAATGCTGACCAACTCCAAGCAGTTTCTACTGATTCCTTAGCGTCATTAATTAAGGTTGCAATAAGTGCAGAGTAAGTTGATTCATTTACTGTAGATACAGTACGTTCTCGTAATCGTTTTAGAACATTGTTTACTATATTAAGATATGTCATGTATTATAATACCATATATTTGATAGAATGTAAAGAGCTACCACTTGGATTTGTTAGCCCAGTAAGCTGCAGACATCTTACCTTTAGCTATGTTCTTACCATGGCGTGCTTTAAATGATTTACGTTTAGCTTTCATACGTGCACCTTCGCCAGCTTTAGGTTTACCTGCTGTTTTAGCCCCTTGCTCTCCGTAACGGATAGTCTTAATCTTATCCCCCTCTTTAGCCACCACTACGTGTGACTTCTTAGGGTGGTTAGGTGTACGCTTAGGTTTGTTGTAACCTGATACACCAGCCCTTGCTAGTCTTGGATCTTTCTTTGCTGCCATTACTTATATCTCTTTGTCAGTCTAGTGTAAGGATAAACCTTGTCTCGCCACTTAGCTGTAACGTCTTGCTGCTTCCTACCCATAAAGAGTAATGTCCAAACAGGCTCATCACAATGTACTCTATGGTACTCGTCACTCCTTACTACATTAATAAACTTAGAGTGCCTAGTAGTAACAAGTCCTGCTACTTCTACATCTTCCCAGTAACTACCCTTCAGTAAGAAGGATACAAAGTTACCTTCGTGGTTATGGTATATCTGTTCTATTGGGTATATCTTACTAAG